TAATAATTTGTGCTTGTGAAGGTTCTGTTAATGTTGAAGGTGGTGTTTCTATTACTAACTTAGGTCCTTGTTAAAAATTAAAATATTATGGCTTTAATCCCACAACCAGTCCCAACAGGATACACAGAAGGAAACTGTGTAGAATATACACCTGTCAGCGAGATTTTTACATTCAACCTGACTTGTGGTCCAACTCGTTCAGCAAACCAACATATACAACTTATGTTCTTAAACAGATATGGACAATTTGATTATATTACACTTTTGTTTAACAGATTTCAGGGTCTATCAATTTCAAGACAAAGTTATAAATCTCTTAATATTGATTGGGGTTCAAACGACCCACAGAAAACACAATACTCAAGGGGATTGAATGACTCAAATGTTGTTATGGTGGAAACGGTAATCGTTAATTCAGGTTTTGTAAATCAACCGACTTTTCAATGGTTAGAAGAACTATACACATCAAACCTTGTTTATGAAATAACAACAGAGGGGGGTTTAGCACCGGTAAATATTCTTAATACTGAATTTGAAAAAAAGATACAAGGTAATAGAACTATCTATAATCTTGAACTACAATATGTTTATAGCAATAATATCAAACTATTAGGTAAATAAATGGATACTATTTTATTAGTTCAACTCACCGGTAATACTTGGTCTCGTCTTGATATATTTGAGGATATACCAATTACGCTTGTAATTCAACAGAGTGATTTAACTGATTTAACAGCCCGTAGGGTTCCATACTCAAGAACAATTACTATACCTGACACAAATAATAATTCAATTTTATTTGAGCACTATTTTGAGATTAACGGTTTAGATTTTAACCCCCTACAAAAAATACCTTGTGTGGTTCAATATAGAGGAACAGACATTTTTCAGGGAGTATTACGTCTTAATTCTGTTACAACTAACGGAGATGAGAGAACTTATGAAATATTCATTTTAGGTGAGGTGTCTGATTTTTTAGCACCGTTAAGAAACTTGGAACTTCAAGATTTGGATTATACGGACTTAAATCACGAGTTGGTATACTCTTCTGTCACTCAATCTTGGGAGTGTGTTAATGACGGTTTAACGGGGTTATTACAGGGTCAAATCATATATCCTATGATAAACTATGGATTAGATTATCAAGGCGATTCATCTTCAGGGGCAACACCAACATTTTCTTATGATTTTGGTTTATCCACATCTTTTGACGACCCTACTAATTCTGTCCCACCTTCAATATTCAAGCCAGCTATTCAACTAAAATCTGTATTAGATAGAATGTTTGATAAAACAGGTTACCAAATACAGAGTCAATTCTTAAACTCACCATACTTTACATCAATTTATATGGATACATTCCAAAATGGTAAAGTAGGAATTGAATATGCATCAGGGGTTACAAATCAAAATATCTTTAATACATTTACAATAGGTAATGTATCTAAAAAGTATGATAAGGATACTATTACTCAACTGAACTTTACCCCCCAAATATCAAATGGTATTGACCCTTTAGGTAATTTTGATACTCCGGGTGGTATATCAAATAGATTTCAAGTTCCTTATGCCGGACAATATAGTTTCAACATTAGGTTTAATGTTTTAACAACCGATGTATTAATATTTACAGCACTCCTGGTTCCTGATATTGTTGTAAGGGGTTTTGTATCAAACTTTAGTACAGATATTGTTGGAACAGGAACTATGTTTTATGAATCTCCACCGATAAAACTATCACAAGCCTACGTAGGATTTGGGGGTTCAGGTCCATTACCAGTCAATTTATTTATAAACGAAACCTTCACAACAGGTCAATTTGTAGAGTTTATTGTTTTTGATAAAACAGCTTTTGTTCCTATTGGGATTGGTACTGGTATTGGTCAATATGTTTTACAAGGTTTTAGTCAAAATGGAGTAACAGACCCTTTTCCAAGATATGAACTATACAACTCACCAACGGTAATTACTGATTTGGTGGATATGAAACTTGGAATACCAAATATAGATTGTATTCAATTTCTAAAGTCAGTAATCACACTGTTCAACCTTATTGTAAGGTCAGACGAAACAACGAGGAAAATTATTATTGAACCTTACAATACAGAGTTTAACGATACAACAAGGACAGTAAGAGATTGGACGAATATTTTAGATATAGATTCAGATGTTAAAATTGAACCTTTATCTTATGAATTATCTAAAGATGTTGTTTATACTTATACAAATACTGATTTAGAGTTCCTACCATTAGAGTTTTTTGGTAGATTTGATTATGTATTTGGTAGACAGCGTTTTAGTTCAATATCAAACTTATTTACGGGGGAACAAGTTTACGAAGTGCCGTTTGGTTCGTGCCCAACATCGGGGGTAACAAACGCACCAAACTTTATCATACCACAATTTTACTATCTAAATAATCAACAACAATCTCCTTACGCAACTAAACCGCACCTATTCTTTTGGGTTGGTAATAGACTGGCATATAAAGATGCGCTAAAGTCAGAACAAGGTTCTTGGTATTTGACTTCAGGAGCCACACCGATAGAATGGACTACTTACCCTTGTGTATCACACTTATCAACTTTAGAATCACAAACGGTAAGTGAGGTAATATCAGATTTGAATTTCCAATCTACTTTTGATTTTTTTGGAAATACAAATACACAAATATTACAATTTACACAATTCACATTATACAATACTTTTTGGAGGACTTATATTGAAAACCTATACAACCCAACAGGTAAAAGATTATCAGGGTCTTTTTATTTTAGACCAATTGATGTTTATGAAACACAACTCAACGATAAGATTTGGATAAAGGATAGTTATTTCACTATTGAAAAAATAACTGACGGTGACTTGGTAAATAAAAGATTGACTCAAATAAGCTTACTCAAGGACTCAACCCCTTACTATGAAATAAACCCCCCAGCACCAATTTATATTTATAGTCCTAATCAGGGTTATCCTTCACCAGAGCCCTTCTATTATGGACTTGCATACGTATCAACAGATAAAGATTTGGTTTGTAATGGAACAACACCATCCCTTACAACCTTCTATTCATTTGGAACAGGAACTATTGAAAATCTTGACCAAATATATCTTGATACAGGCACATCGTTTGTTCTCTTACCACAGGGAACTTACATAAGACAAATAACATCTACGACTACCTTCGTTGTTGTAAATAATTTTGGTGAAGTATTACAAACAAACTGTTAAAAAAAATGGCTAATAACGTAGCATATACAATTCAAGTTGATACCTCCAAGGCGGTAAAAGATATAATTGCACTTGAAGAACAAATCGCAATATTAAAAAAAGAACTTGTAGGGTTAAAGGAAGGAACTGAAGGTTTTGATACTTTGTCTTCAGCAATAAAAGGTCTTGAATCAAACTATAATAATTTAATACAGACCGCAGAAAAGTCGGGTGATATTGTTGTAAAATCTGCAGATGAGAGCGCAGAAGCGGTAAAGGCTGTAGGAACTGCAGCAACTAATACAGAAAAAAGTATTGGTAAGTTAGGTGAAAAATCAAAGAAAATAGACCTATCACAACCCTTTAAGAATGTTGTAAAGATAGGGGCTGCGGTTACAGCATCTTTTGCTGCAGCACAATCTGTTTTTACTGTATTTGGCGCAGACAGCACAAAAATAGCTGAAGCTTCGGCTAAAGCACAGGCTCTTTTGACTGTGGCAATTGCTGCACGGGAGGCTGCAGAGGCGGTTGGTGCTGGTACAACTTTATCAGCAACAATAGCCACCAAACTAAAAACAGCTGCAGACAATACACAAATTACAGTTCTAAAAAGGTTATACACACTTTTAGCTAATAATCCATATGCGATTATTGCAGTTGGTGTAGGGTTATTAGTAACAGCATTTATTGCTCTAACTAACGCTACGGACGATGCAACAAAAGCACAAGAAGAGTTCCAAAAAGGAATTGATACTGAAGTAGGTAAAGAAGTAACAAATCTAAATATATTAATTTCTACAATCAACGATACTACACAATCAATAGAGGCTAGAAAAAATGCTTTAGAAACATTAAAATCAAAGTTTCCTAGTTATTTCAAGGATTTAAAAGATGAAGATATATTGTCAGGTAAAGTAAAAATCTCTACAGATGAATTGACTAAATCTATTATTGCTCAAGCTCAAGCACGTGCATTACAAGGTAGAATTGAAGAACGAGCTGTTCAACTTTTAGATATAGAGAGAAAATTATTAAAAACAAAACAAGACAGGATTAAAGCTGAAAAAGAATTCAATCAAACACAAAATGTTATTATTAGTGGTGGTGCAACTGCAGGAGGTTTTACCGCTACAGGAGATTTAAGAAACGCAGCACAAGACAAATATCTTGGATTATTAGATAAAGAGAACGAACTCAAAAACGAACAAAACGACATCAATGTTGCTAACGCAATTGATATGTCTAAAATATTAGATTTAACAAAACAAACAGGTTCAGCACTAAAAATTGAAGGTGATAATCTTAATGACGTTAATAAAGCCACTAAAGAACAAATAGCTTTAGCTAAAGAACTTGAAAACGCATTAAACGACCAACTTGTAAGTTTAGAGGATACTGCAGATGTGTTTAGAAAATTAGGGGAAGCTGGGGGTTTTCAATTTCCAGACCCTGAAGTATTGACGAGAATCAAAGAATTAAAAAATAATATTGAAGGTCTTATACCAGAAGATTTAGCGGATAAGTTTAAGAAAATTGGTTTGGATATTATTATAAAGGATGGGACTTATGAGATTAAAGAACTTGGAAATGAAGTAAAAAATCTTGAAGATATATTTGGTAACTTTATTGAAGAGACAAGGAAGGAATTAAGTAGTAGAGTTTTTTTACAAACCATAGATGAATTTGCTAATACTTCAGCAAGAATATTAAAAGATACTTCTGACCTATTACAAAAAGGTCTTATAACTAAAGTTGCATTTGATTCTGCAGAAAAACTTATAAATCAATATAAGGATTTAAACAGGATAATAACTGAACTACCTGAAGGGGTAAGACAGGTTTTTACTAAAGGTCGTATTGAAGAATACTTGGATATTACAAAACAATTATCAATAGCCACAGGTAAAATTAAATATGAAAAAGTGAACGGACAAATTGTTGAAATAAAGAACTCAACAGTTGACCTTACAAAAGAAACTGAAAGATTAGTCGCATTCCAAAAAAGTTCACTTGAAGCTTTAATAAAACTTTATGAGGCTCAATTCAAGATTAAAAACAATGATAGAGAACTTACTCGTAAACAATTTTTGGCTGAAATAGAAAATCTAAAAACGTTAGGTAAACTAACAGAGGAAGATGCGGACAAGTTAAGTGCAAGGGTTAAAGATACGGGAGCTGACTTTACAAAACTTATTAAAGAAATTGCTGAAGCACAACTAAAAGCCTTAAACAATACGGTTCAAAATATTATTGCTGAAGAAACACAAATTAGAGCATTTCTTTTTGAGATTCAACAAGACAGAATAGAAGCACTAAAAATACAAGGTGAAGCGGAAAAAAGAATATTACTCAACAATCTTGAAGATGTGTTTAAGATAACACAAACTCAAAATGCTATAAATATTGATGCAACAAAAACAAAGGAAGAACAAGTAGTCAGTTTATTAAAACAATTTGCCGATAAGAAAATTGACCTTACTTCATTAACAGAAGAAGAACAATATAAAATTGTATTATTTTATTTAGGTAAACAAAAAGAAGCTGTTGACCAAGCACAAAAAACAAGACAAGAACAAGTTGATAAGTTTGTTGAGGCTATCCAACAAATACAAATGGTTCTGAACTCACTATCACAAACCTCAACAGCCTTTTTCAATCAACAATTTGACACTTTAGAAAAAAGATATAAAAGAGTAACTGATGGTATAACCGGTGATTCAAAAAGAAGTGCAGAGTTAAGAATTGAAGCTGAAAAGGCATACCAAGCTGAACGTGAGAGGTTAGAGAAAAAGGCGGCTAAAACATCTTTAAGAATAGCATTAGCACAATCCTTAGCAAACACGGCTGAAGCGGTAAGTAAAACAGTGGCGGTATATGGTGGAACACCTTTAGCTATCGGTGCAGCTGCAGCGGTCGCTGTTTTGAGCGCAGCACAAACAGCAATAATTGCACAACAATTAGCGAATATTGATTCTTACCGAAAAGGTGGTAGAATTAAAATGGCTGGAGGCGGACTTGTGCAAGGAAAAAGTCACGAATATGGAGGTGTTAAGTTTCAGGGTGGGGGAATAGAACTTGAAGGTAACGAATCTGTTATTAATAGGGTCTCAACGATAAACTATATGGGATTGTTAAGTCAAATAAATCAAGCTGGAGGTGGTAAACCTATAGGTCCTGGTTTTGATGACTCAAGAATTGTAGAAGCAATTGCAAAACAGAGGAACACACCAATCAGGGCATTCGTTGTAGAATCAGACATAACACAAAAACAAACAACAGCTAAAAAAATACAAGAATTAGCTTCGTTTTAACAACAAAAAGTATTTATAGAAAATGTATAGAATAATTGAACTTGATATAGACACGGACTTATCGGGAGATACAGGTGTTTTTGAGGTGGCTTGGGTGGAATACCCAGCAATTGAACAGGACTTTATGTATTTTGGAGAACAAAAGTTTTATAGGGCTCCTGATAATGTTGCATCCAAGGCTTGTAGGGCGATAAAAGAAAATGAAAAAAGGGGAAACCCTGCGTCAACACAGGTAGGAAAAGTTCGTGGTCAACAATTGTGTAACCGTGATGAAATATCTTTAGAGACAATTAAAAGAATGAAATCATATCTATCAAGGGCTGCAGAATATTACACTGGTGACTATGACGACAACGGAACAATTGCCTATGATTTATGGGGTGGTAAGCCAGCTTTAGATTGGGTTGATTCTATTTTGGATAATGAAGAAAATATGGGAATCCAAGATTTCGTTTATCCAAAACCTGAAGAAGATAAAAATGATTTTATATCAAGGTGTATTTCTTATGTTATAGACGAAGGTAAAACACCGGAACAAGCTGCGGGTCAGTGTTACGGAATGTGGGATAATAGGGAGTTTGCTGAAGTCGGTCCAAGAGGTGGAATAAGAGAGAGTAAAAAAGCTCCCAAGTCAGATACACCAAACAAAAACCCTCAAGGTAAAGGGTCGGCTAAAGGGGACGCATCTACTACAAGGGGTGCGAAGGTTACAGAAGAACAAGAAAAAACATTACAAAAAAAGGTTGATGATTTCAACGAAAAAGAATCAAATACCAAAAATGGTAGAGCAACACTTGGACAACTAAAATCAGTATTTCAACGGGGACTTGGAGCATTCACCACTTCACACAGTCCAAGAGTTAAGTCAGCGGAGCAATGGGCTTATGCAAGGGTCAATGCATACTTATTTTTACTCAAGAACGGGAGACCGCAGAACCCTAAATATAAACAGGACAACGATTTGCTCCCCTCCTCACATCCAAAAAAACAAGATTTCTCACCAACAAAAGTATCTTTTGATTGGGATAATACTTTAGAAACTGACAGAGGTAAAAAACTATTAGAGCAAGAATTATCAAGGGGGTCTTTAATTTATATTATATCAGCAAGAAATATGCCAACAAAAGAAATGTTTGATTTAGCATTGAAGTATGGTATTCCTGCAACACATATTTTTACTACTGGAAGTAATCCTGAAAAAATAGAAAAGGTAAAAGAATTAGGAATAAAAAGACACTACGACGATAACTTTAATGTTGTAAGAGATTTAGGTGGTGTAGGTATCAATTTTGATTATGATACAAGTGGTTTACCGGCATATGACAATTATCCAACAAGTGGTGAAACTGATAGTATGTTGATAGAACCTGAACTCCCCCCTGTTTTGTTTGACCAATCACAATTTGAACTAAACATATTTGGATACAATACCAAGTATTTTTATATTTGTCCTGGTGCAATTTCAACATTCACACACCTTGTGGAAATGAACCCTGATGATGAAACTAAAGGTATGATAAGGTCAGCCGCACAAATTGCAGATAATGTATTTGAGATTGAAGCTGATGTTATTGAAGATGAAGAAGCAAGTGTAGGTCAAGTTATGGAAGCACAGGTCTTGGTAGACGATTTCAAGGACTTAATGGGGGAGATTGATAAGTTGGTTGGTATGGAGCACGATGTGTCTTATATGGACGGGCACGTTGTAAAAATCAGTTCATATCTAACTGACGAATATACAACAGAGGAGTTTGCAAGTTTAGAGTTATTAAAGTTCCTTGCTGAAACTGATTACCAAAAGTTTGAATCGGTTATGGGTTCTTTACGGGGTGCAACAGAATCACAGATAATGCAAAGGAAACACGATAAACCTGTATTTTATTTCAAGTATGATAGGGTTATGAGTGGATTCCCTGATAGAGATTTCTGTATGTCTATAGAGGACAGATATTTCCGTAGATTTGAAATAGATTTACTGGACGATACTAATAAGGAGTTTGGGCACAACGGGCAAGGATATAGCAAATGGGATTTCAAGGGAGGTCCAGAATGTGTCCACGCTTGGAGAAGATTTATTTATACTCCTGCAGAAAAAAACAGAGATGCAAAACTAAAAGATTTAGGTATGGTTCCCGGTAAACCAGGAACAGCACCACAGGCTATGCAAGGAAGAGGCTATTACCCTGGCACCCCAAGATATGAAGCCGCTGTAAGTCGTGGTGGATTTTCAATGTCTTATATGGAAAATATAGATTGCACGTTTGGAAACTTATGTAAAGTCAATTTTAACGAACAACAACTATTTTCAACTCAAGACGAGGAGAGAATGATTTACACTCCCCTAATGATACCTAATATTCTAATACCAAGATTTGACGAAACATCACAAGAAAAATACTATGTAAAGTTCAAGCCTGAAGTTATTAAAAATATTAGGGATAAGTTCATGACCGAGTTAAGAAACAGAAAAACTAATCTTGAACATACCAATCGTAAGTTTGAAGATATTGTAATGGTTGAAACTTGGATTGTTCAGGGGGAACAAGATAAATCTTATGAATTAGGTTTTACACAAGAACAAATACCCATTGGAACTTGGATGGGTGCATACAAAGTTCTTGATACTCCCGAAGGAGATATGGTTTGGAATAACTATATCAAACCTGGTAAGGTTAAAGGTGCGAGTGTTGAAGGAAACTTTATACTCAACTTTTCCAGTGAGAAAACTGATGAATATTTATTAGAACAAGTTATAAACATATTAAAAAAAATAACTGATTAAATGAACGCAACAGAAGCAATTAACAAAATCGCAGAATTGTTAGGTTTAGGTCTGAAGTCACAAAAGTTTATGGTAACTAAATTACAAGATAATACAACAACTATTACCAACAATTTAGATGCCCCCTTCACAATTGGAGACTCTGTGTTTATTGTTGGTGAGGATTCAGTATTGAAACCCGCACCGTCAGGAACACACAAAACTCGTGAAGGTCTTATCATTAGTTTAGGTAATGATTCTATTATTACAAAAATTGAAGACGAACCTAAACCTGAATTGAGTTCACCAATAAACGAGGCTTCAACAGAAATTGAAGACAATAAAACTGAAATGATGACAAAAGCAAAATTAGCAGATGGAACCGAAATTGAATCTGACGCAAGTGGAGATTTCAAGGTAGGAGACAAACTGTATGTGATTACAAAAGAGGGTGAAAAAGTTGATGCACCCGCAGGAGAACACACAACCGAATCTGGTATTACTTTAACTGTAGATGGTGAAGGAAAAATCACCGGAGTTAAGTATCCTGATGAAGAGGGTGAAGGTTCACTTGAAGCTAAAGAAGACGAAATGAAAAAACTAAAAGACACTATGGAAAAAATGATTTCTATGATGGCTGATTTTAGTAAGGATTTTGAATCCTATAAAAAAGATTATGAAGAATTTAAGAGTTCTCCAGCATTTGAAAAACCAATTGTTCGTAAAACTTTTGGTAAGGAAAATATCCTTGATGCTAAAGTAGCATTCTTAAGAGACGCATTAAGAAAATAAAAAACAATAAAATAAAAATGGAAAAGAAAATATTTAAGAAGGGTGAGGGTAAAAACTTCAACTTTAACTATGATTTAGCAAGTTTACCTGTTTATAATTCTTATGGTGACGAAATGTTGATTAAAGCATTTCTTGGTTTAACACTACCAAAATATAGTTCAGTTAGACCAAACCTAAAAGGAACCGTAGAAAAGGTAGGTTTTGTGACCAACGATGTAATTTTGCAAGACGAATCTTGTGGATTTAGTCCGACAGGGGAAACAGTTCAAAATGTTGTAACTGTTAATTTGTGTAATAAAAAAGTAAACCAACAATTGTGTCCTTACGATTTGTATGATACATATTTGAGTCAGTATTTAACTGATGCAAATTTCCAAGAGAGCGTTCCTTTTGAGGAAGTAATCTTGACTGATATTGCAAATAGAACAGCTAACCAAATTGAACTACAGTTATGGAGAAACACAACCGCATCAGGTGGAACAATTTATAACGACCAATGTTTCAACGGTGTTATTAGTTTGATTACATCGGGTAACGGAGCTACAAGAATCGCTTACACAGGTGCTACAGCAACAAATGGTTTGGATGTGTTCTCATCTTACTACAGAGCAATTCCTGAAAACGTATTACACAGAGACGACTTGGTTATCTATTGTGGATTCTCTGACTACCGTGCGTTAGTTGCGTCAATGAGAAATAACTCATTCATCAACCTATTTACTGACCCTACGGGAGTTGCTACAGAAGGTTCTGATTGGGGTGTTATGTTACCAGCTTCAAACTGTAGAGTTGTTCCAACACAAGGTTTGACAGGTCAAGGTAAAGTATACGCAGGTCCGGCACAATACATAATGGTCGGAATGAATTCCGAGATGATGACCCAAAGAGCATTATACGACCCATTTGAGGACATCGTGAAATTATCACTTCGCGCTACTTACGGCGTTGGTGTATTCTCTGTTGACTCATTTGTAGTTGCAAACTAATAAACGAAAAATTAAAATATAGAATAATATGAGTTGTTATATTTCATCTGGCTTTACTTTAGATTGTCGTAATGCTTCTACAGGTGGTCTTCGGACTGTTTGGATATTAGGAGATGCAGGTAATGAAATTTCCGGTTGGACAGAAAACGCAGAGAGTCAAGTGCTATCCGCTTCTGGAACAGGAACATTTTACAAGTTTGAGCTAACTAAACAAGGCTCTTCACTAACAGAAGAGATTGGCGTTAATACCACTGCACAGTCAGTAGTATTTTTACCAACACTGGTAATGAACTTACCGAGACTGGATAAGGATTTACGTAATGTATTCCAAAATCTTGTATCACAAAATAATATCTACTTTATGGTAGAGGACAACAACGGTCGTTATTGGACTGGTGCTTGGAAGAACGGTGCCCTTGTAACCGCAGGGTCATTGGCTTCAGGTTTAGCATACACCGATTTGAACGGGATGTCAGCTTTAACCATAACTGGTGGAGAACCAAACGCAACACAAGAGATTTTAGTAACAACTACTCTTGGTGCGATATTTACCGGTATTACGGTTCAATCGTAATATCCTTAAACACTAATCAAGGGGGGAGGTTTTCCTCCCCCTTTTTTTTTTAGCCAATTATAAAATATGAAGTGGAACGGAAGAAGTTATAGACCCGCAGGTGCACAATTTATCACAAAGAAAAAACCTTTTGATTTTCAAGAGGCGTTAAAGCCATATGGTGAAAAAGAATTGCCTGTATGGAGTTCTGTTGTTAGTGTTAATAATGAAGTTCCCGCATCACCTGTACCAACATCATCACCTACCCCAACACCAAGTATTACTCCAACACCTACACAAACACCAGGTGCGAGTCCAAGTCCGACTTCAACAGTAACCCCAACGGTTACTCCTTCAATATCGGTTTCTGTTACTCCAAGTTTAACACCAAGTATTACCCCAAGTATTAGT